AAACATGTCATGATGTGGACTCGGTTGAATGTTCTTAAATGTTTTGCTTCCGTCTTGCACATCTGTAAAGCCACCAACATGAATGTCTTTTACATACAAGTCGGGGTCAATCAATACGTTATCTAAAATTACGAAGTTCATAGTTTCATTGTTATTTGGTGGTCAAACATTCGGTACAACTTCTGCCCGTCCACCTCAAACTCGTACTCGCTCTCCGGTTGGAAGCAGACTTTGTCACCTGCGTTCACGCCTTTGCTGATCAAGTATTCGTTTGGATACTTCATCACACCCATCAAGGGTTCTTCCTTGAACGGCTTGAATATGTATGACTGCTGTACAGGTAAGGGCTCGACGAAACAATATCTGTCGTATGCATGCCATGCATCTGCGTGTCGGTATAAGAAAAACTGGTCAAGTTCGATGAAAAATAAATCTTCACGAAAGAAACTTTTCCCACTCTTTCGATTTCCTCTGATGTCGTTGTAGAATTTGAAAACATTGTGGTGTACTAATAGAATATCTCCGGGGACGATTGGCCCTTTGTAGCCTCTTGGAACTTCTACAACCTCTGCCTCGCGATTAGAGAACTGATGGTCCTCTTCAGATGTACTGATGATTAACTCAATGCCTGCTATCTCTTTGGTGTTGTTGTATCTTCTTCCTTTTACTGGTCTTGCGATGAAATAAAATGGTGACTGCATCAATAGTTTATGTTGTATTCTATAGATACAGGAATGGTGGAGGAGAACTCCTTCCATAGCACAATCTCGTGCTTGAGATTGATGATGTAAATTTTTATAGATTGCTTACGATCGTCGTACTTGATTAGGTGGATCTCATTTGAGTCCCCCAATACTTTCTGTCCGACAATGTAATGCATTGCTCCCCCTTTGTAGTCGGGACCAATTGCTATTTTCCTGATATCCATATTTCATTTGATTAGATTTAATTTTTTTGTTGGATTACTGGAGTTGCCAGATGTTCACCTCGGCAGATGGGGTATTGCTCCACCCACCCAAGTTGGTGTGAGGGTATATCCCACCAGCATTCGTGCCAGAACTGTCTCTCATGATTTCAAAAGACGCAGTAGTACCGGCAGTGGTGATGGTAATCGGGAACGTAATCTCGTAAGGAGCACCCACGTTTGGCGTGTCCAAATGAAAAGCCTTCACAGTACCTGCTTGAACCCCGTTCACCAAGAATCTGAACAACAGGATGGCGGTGCCTCCAGAAGATCCTTGACGCTCTACGCTTCCGTATCCGTTGATAAGATACAAGCCGGGCTCGTTGAAAGTAATCAAACCTGCCGCGTCAATCATCACAGCATCCCCAGAAGACCCTTGTGCCGCACCAAAAGAAACCTGCAACGCAGTGTTCAATGCGCTTGGCGCTTGAGTCACGGTGGACTGAGCAGCCAATACAGAAGTGTATTGAGAGACACTAGCAAATAAGGCAGCAACGCTACCCAAAGTATAGTTCTTAGTTTCGTTGCCTGAGGATGACGACTCGGTGCCAATGAGTTTGTCTGATACAGCCGGGGAGTTGTCCGTAGGGTATTGTGAAATTTTCATTTTAGGTCAAGGTTAACAAGTACAATGTTTTGTATACCAACGCAGACATCTCGTCTAGAATGTTCTGCAAGCAACTTGGATAGTTGTCGCGCTCTGCATCGATGGTCTTTGCCAACGACTTCAAGTGGGTGATTGCATCCTCTGCAGTAGATTGAGGGATAGAGATATCCAATCTGCCATAGTATCCGAAGTATGACTCGGTGACTCCGTCAGTCAATTCCAAGATGCCATCATAGTACGCGTTCAACGCTTTGTGCTCGGCGAACGATTCTGTTTTCAAATGCATCAAGTGCATCATGTCACGAGATTGGAATAGCATTCCAATGAACTTTGCAGGTGCCATTATTCTTTTTCTTTCTTTGTTATGTCTCCTGTTTTCAAGTTGATCACCGAGTCGATACCGTACTTAGAGACCAACAACCTCTCGTGATTGGAGAACTTCTCACGCAAGGCTTCAATTGCATTCAATGTAGCGTACTTCTGCAACTCAATCTCAGCAATGCTGTTCTTCAATTGCGAGTACTCTGTGTTCATTTGTTGGATTGTTTCCAACTCTTCGTCAGTTAATTTCATTGGATTAAATTTTATACAAATATATGCCTTTTTTAAAAACAAAAATCCCCCTGTTTTGCAGGGGGATCGTAATGATTACTTAGTGGCTTTCTTCTTTTTGACTTTCGCAAGTTCAATGACTTGGTACTGAGTCTTGCCTGCTACCTTCACGGCTTTCAGCAATTGCTTGCGGTTGCCGGCAGCATTGTAAGATACATGCACCCAGTCAGGGTTCTTGTCGTCGCCGAACTCCCAGATCATCTGATCGAAGTCCAAGTTGTTTGCGATGTACTCGAACACCTCAGCGTTCTTACCATCCAAGTCAATGTCAACTGCTTGACCGATGTTGTGCTGGCTTGCTTTTGCACCGCCGATCAACTTGTTCAACTCTGGTGAGCGGTATCCGCTACTGATTTTGATGGGGCATCCCAAACCGGCACGCAATGGCTCTAATACTTTCTCGCACAATGTCTTGAGGTTCTCGACTACCTGTGGATCTTTGGGGATATTTGGAATCCCGTTTTTGATTGCAGTTTGACTGTATGTCAACTCACGCAATGAGAAATTGTCTGTCATATTTGTAGATATTATTTCTTAATTATCAGCAAAATAAATAGAATTGCTGCCAAAATAACAAGCCACCAAGGATAATCTTCATCTTTATAGACGATTCTTGGCTTGGTTGTGATTGTTTTTGTGCGGATGATTGTCTTTGGCTCCTGCGTGATAATGGTTCTGATGATGTCTTTGTCTCTGATGATCTTCACCCTTATGCCACCAGTGTCGATGGTGATCGTATCAATCTCCTTGGTCACGACGATCTTCTCGAAGTACAACGAGTCGTTGACCTTGATGGTATCGGTAATGGTGAACGTGTCGGGCGCGCACAGAGCCGGCTGCTTCTTGCACGCCTGCTTTATATGCCACTGTGCAGAGCACGATGACAGCAATAGCACGATGAGAAGGTATCTCATTCCTCTGATTTCTTGTTGCCGAATTTATCGATGGACGTAAAGCCCAACGAAAGGATGGTCACCCACTCAACTGCCGCTACAAGTTCTGGGCTTGGCGCGATTTCCTGTGGACTCATAGAGTTATGGGCCATGGTGCCAAACAAAACAAGGGCACCAATGATTCCAACAAAACGTTTTGAGGACCACTCGCCTTTGTCACCTTTAAAAATATCAAATATCTTTTTCATTTCTGTAATTGCTTAATGAACATGTCGCGCTGGGCCATGAGATACTTCTCGCGTTCTATCATGCGCTCGCGCTCCGCGTCTACGACCTTGTTGATGTACTCCTGTTTCTCTTTGACTACAGCATCGTATCGCTGAATCTCTTGCTGAAATATTTGGTTCTGATAGTACAACGCACCAATCATCAATATGATGGTAAAGGACTGATCCTTTAACTTGTCGATGAAGGTGGTTGCCACAGTACTCATTTACCTTGGCCTTTGTACTTCTTGACGTAGTTCTTGGAGGTCTTCAATGAAGAACTCTTCTTCTTGGATACAACGCCGGGTCTAGAAACCTTTGGCTTCGCTTTCCACTTGGTGGACTCCTTGATTGACTTTACTTTTGTTGCCATAGGTACATTCTAAAATAATCAAACTCTTCTGTACCGCCCTCTTCCACGTAGTTTAACCACGCATCATAGATGGGACCAGAATAACTTACGGGGGTGATGGCCGTATCCATACCACTAGCAATCATCTTGGCTGCGAAGATTTCGTTTACCTGCTGCATTACCTCTACTTTTTTTTCTGCAGTAGCGACGGCTTGCTTCAGTTCGGCCTTCTCTGCCACTTTAGATTCTACCAATGCTTCGCCCTTGGCTTTTGCCACGCTGACAACAGCACTTGCTTGGCGCAGGTTCCCCTCCACCTTCTTTAGCATTGCTTCTATGTCATCGACAGGAGGCGTTGTAACGGCTCCCACGGGGAAAGCCATCTCAATGGCTACTAGGAATA